ACCTTTAATTCTAGAATAATTATCTAGTTCTTCGTATGCATAGGTATCTTTATGACTGGAAATAGATGATTCTACATAGGATGTATCATCATCTACTTCCTCTTCTTGCACACAAGTAAAATTAGCACCTGAGCTAGGTATAAAATCGGAAGAGTTTCCAGCACCATCAGGAAAAACAGCAACTACTTTGACATTACCTAAGAAATTGTTATTAATAGCACCTAAGCCATTACAAATGTAGAGATCATCAAAATGTAAGTCACTAGCACCTGTAAATGGAATAGAAAATCTTATAGAATCATAATAATTGTTGGACCCTGCTTTAGTGTCTATACCTGAGGCACTAAGAACATTTTGTTCCCCTATTCTTAGCTCATAAGACCCAATAATGTCATCTACAACTACTTTTAACTCCAACCAATACCAAGTATTTAAAGCCAAATTTAAGTCAGAGGTAGTGTCTAATAGTGTACTGCCTAGTCGTACTTCTAACTCTCCACCAGTAGTAACTCTTATACCTATACCTGCTGTAGCACCATCATACATTACTATAAATGCATTATTATTTTGAAATTCACCGAACTTAAATGCTACTCCAATAATTAAAGTAGAATCGGTATTAATATCAGATGTTTGAAAATATGTTCCACTAGCACTAAAAGCAATACTTTTACCATCTATTCTTCCAGGTCGGATTCTAAAATTAGATTCACTATTAATAAGTGGATATCTTCTTCCCATAACTCCTGATGGGGCCGGGGCACTATCAATGGTAGTACCATAACCCTCAAATCCATCTATCCAGAGTAAAGACATTCTATTACCCACTAATGGTATAGGTTACTTTAAATGTGTCGCCATTTTCGACAGATACAGTAGATGTAAATGCAGCAGTTGACCATAATATACCAGATGTGCCACCCTTAGTATTGTCACTAGTTATAAAAATGCCTTTAAGAGTTTTAGTATCATTAATAGAGAAATCAACTGTAACAGCGTTAGTAATAGCTCTACCAGAGGCAGACCCTTCTGTCCATTCTGGCCTAGAGGCTTCTGCATAAGCTTGACATTCTACCCACCCGGCATGGCTGTTCATTAAATCACTATCAGACCATGTTGTCCACCCAGAGTTATCTACGAGACCAATATACCAAGTAGGAGTAGCTGCTTCACCATGAAAACCTACATCTAATAAATGCTCAAGTCCTTCATCTACAATACCATTTGGTATAGAATATTCTCCTAGTAACTTACCATCTTTATTGTAATGACTTACAATAAAATGACCTTTTAAGGATGCTCTTTGTTTTAGCATTTTATTCTCCAATTAAAATTTTCTTATAGTGTTTCTTTGCATCTCTCGTCGTATTAGCGTAGCAATTTCTCTTGCAGTAGATTTAGGTGATTGTGATTCATTTATGCTGATATTAATATCTCCAACTGGTCCACCTGATTGTCTAAATATTGGTTGTTTACCTGAGTTCATAGCTACTAATTGAGAGAAAAATTTCCTAGTAGATTGTGCATTTACTACAAATTCACCAGGTGATAACATTGCTGGTATGGTATCAGTTCCTCTTGGTGTAAAACCGCCTTCCGCTCTGTATATTGGACCTCCTCTAGAAGCAGCTACTGCACCCCCACCACTAGAAGCTGCTGCTATGGCTCTTGCTGTTGCCCATGCTTGTTGTTCAACAGCTTTTAATGAAGATATTTGAGTAGAGGCACTAGACTGCATAGCGCTCGCAGCAGTGTTTGCACCAGATGTCAATTCATTACCAATAGATTGCCCTGAATTTCTAGCTGCTTCTTCTATTATTCTTAATGCTTCTTGTACTGGATCAGCAGCATTTTTTAGTTGTTCCATTAAAGCCTTAGCAGGATCAGCAGCTTCAGATTCTTTACTTATTTCTTTCTGCTTTTCACTCATAGTTATGAAACGCTCTATCATAGCATCTAATGATTGTAGTGTTTCTTCAGGCTTACCTATACCAAATATACCACCAGGAAATTGCTCAGCTAGTGTATTACGTATTTCTCTAATCTTAGCTAATTGGTCAGCGAAAGCAGAACTATTAGACTCACCGGCAGCCGCTAATTTATTGGCTTCTTGTACAGCAATATGTATTTGATTAGCAGTTTCCTGCATCTCAGTTCGCATAGTTTTAACATCTTCAGTAGTTTCTACTGGTCTGGCTAATAAATTCCATTTAGTCCAACTCCTTAGAAAATGTTCCATATCTACAGAAGTTAATTTAATAGCTGAGTCTAGTTCAGTTTGAGCCTCTTTTTGTCTTAATAAGGCTGTTTTGCCTTCATCTAATTGTTTCCCAAGTAATACTCCTATTTTTTGTTGTTCAACTACGGACTGCAAATCACCAAACAATGATTTGATTCTAGCAATAGTATTACCCATTACTTCTTCCATTGAAGCTGCTTCCCCAGTTAATGGGTCAAAAATGCCTTTAATAGCAGCTTCAAATTCATCCTGTAGTCCAGTAATATTGGCTAACTGCGCATATACTTGTATCTTAGGTTTTATGCTCTCAATATCTTTTGCTATAGATGCCATCTGTTCCATTATTCTTTCACGATCAACTGGATCAGTGGCTTCCTTTAATCTATCAGCTAATTCAGAATATTTTTCACCCGCTTTCTCAATTGATAATGAAATCATATCAAACATATGAGCATGTCTGTTTAAAATATCTAATTGATTCTGTAGTTGAACTTTATTTTGCTCATTAATAGAAACTTGCATTTCCATAGCAGCAATTGCTTGGTTTTCAGCCTTAGTTATAGCACTATAATCTTTACTTTGGTCAGCTAAAGAAACAGCATTTTTAGCCTGTGACTCAGCACGCTGTTGTAAAGCTTTAGCACTCTCAATATCACCGCGACTTAAAGCAGCACTGGCTTGTCGTAATAATTGTTGAGATTTGTTTACTCTTTTATAAGACTCTTCAATAGCATTAAGTCCTCTTAGGCTTCTGTCAAATTTCCAATCAGCAATATTAGTTCTAATACTAGCAGTATCTTGGTCAATTGTTTTTAATTCTGAGCTTATTTCTCCAGCTTTTTCCTTAAAACTATCAAATAATCCTGTTACTGCTGAAATGTGCCCTTCAAGTTGACTAGTAAGACTATCAACTAATAGTTCTTGATTAAATTCAATTCCTTTGAAATGCTCATTAAATAACCTCTGCCGTTCAAATAGAAGCTTTTGTACTTCTCCCAACACTGCTTTATTGTGATCTACAGTGGCATTTAATTCTGCTTCATAATCTATTAGTTCTAATTTTCCACCTATAGTTAATGCTTTTTCCATTTCTTTTTTGGTATTTTTAACATCATTTATAGCTTTATTAAGTGCCCAACTAACTGCTGCTACAGCGCCCGCTGCTGCTGCGGCCCAGAATAATGGAGAAGATGCTAATGCTTTCCATGAAGCATTTAATAATCCAGTAGTTTTATGTATTGATATTAACTTCTGGATAATTGATGTAGATGCTGCTATAACATTAGTTCTAGCTACTAACCATGCAGTACCTCCTGCTAAAACAGCAGTTGTTAATGTTTTTACGGTATTAGTAGCACCACCGAATTGATTCATTATAACATGTGATACGTCAGTAGCCCCTCTACCGAAATTGACCATAGCTATATGTAACTTATTTAATTCTATCTCTACCTGGCGGGCATTAGTTTCAAAAATTAATGCCTTCTTTTCAGCCAAAGTATCTCTACCTGCTGATCGTATTTTTTCTAAACTGTCTGCATATACTTCAGCATAATCTGCCCCTAGACCTAATGCACCACGGACAGCACGCACACGACCATATAATTGTGCTAACTCAGATGCAGTTTCTCCTGCACCTTCAGATATTTTCATTAAGAATCCTTGAAAACCATAAGCTTGTATACCTGCCTCAGCAGATGATACACCCATTTCTTTGAATCTATTGGATAATTCTTTTGTGGGTTTAATTAACTTTAATTGTACATTAGTAATAAGGGTGTATGCTTCATTATACTTCATACCAGTTCTAGTAAGAGTAGCCATAGAAGCCAACACTTCTTCAAAACTAGCACCTAACTGAGAGGATAATCCTGCTACCCTACCGAATGTATCAGCAATTTCCTGTCCTACGAAACGGCCAACTTCAATGGCTTTGAATAATTTTCCTGATACATCAGCAGCACTGGAAGCGTTCATATTATAAGCATTAATAACTGATGATAGTAAATTAACTGATGAATTTAAATCAGTAATAGCAGAGATACTAAAATCACTTGCTGTTTGTAAGAAATTAAAAGAATTTGCTGCATCAGTTACTTGATTAGTCAGTGTTTGATAGATACCTTTAGTTACAGCACTTAATGGCTGTCCAGTAGCTGCAGAAAATTCTTGTATTTCATCCGCCAAAGAATTAATATTACTAAAAGTGTCCCCACTAATAGTTTGTATTTGTGATAATTCTTTTATAAATGATCTTGACTCAGCAATAGCATCCGATATTGATGATTTTAGACCTGATATAGCTTGGTGTACTACTTGTAATGCACCAATACGAACTATGCTTTGCCATGATATGAGAACACTTCCAGCAGCTTCTTTAGTATCTTTTGCTAAAGCTCTTGTTGGCTTACGAACACCATCCACTCTTTTAGCTAACTTATCAAGACTTTGACCAGCTGTATTCGATGCTCCTGGTACCTTACCCAGTGACGCAGATACTTGATTTAAAGAAGCAGTTGCAGGCTTAGCTGATGTATTAAACTTACTAGTAGCACTGGCTGCTCTACTTATAGAATTTGTATAGCTATCTAGAGCCACAGTTAATTGTTTAACTGTAGCTATAGCTTGACTGGCATCAAAGCCTAATACTGTCCTAAGTTCGTCAGCCATTTATTTTACCTTAAATTGTATTGGCTTTATTAGTGGCTTTAGAAGTGTTGTTCTATCTAGAACTGGCTTAGCCATAGCCTGTCCAGATTTCAAAGAGTGCCAAGGTGCTGATTTACTGACACCAACATTTTTAAACTCTTGAACATTATAATGAGGCACATCAGTTATTATTGTAATATTAAAATCTTTTAAATCAAGATTCTCAATTGCTGTTCCTAGTATTCTACCTTCTGGTATTCTACTTGGCACATTACCTTTTGGTGATATAACTAATGGTTCATTAACTAATTCAGCTAATTTTAATAATGACGCTTGAGACATACCAGACCATATTGGCACTCTTCCAGTAGCACCTTCCAGCCAAGCTTTAGCAATATTGCGTAATTGGCTACGTAGATGCTTCTTTAATTTATTTTCATATTGTGCTATATCTATTTTAGCACCAATGAAAGTACCAGTGAATTTCACTTTTTAGCTTTCTTTTTAACTATTTTAGTGCCATATTTCTTAGCCCATTTCTTGGCTAGCTTTGGCTTATTAGCAAAAAGATATTTACGCTGCTTAACACTTTTGAATGGCATGATTTTAAAAGCCGGTGGCAGGACTTGCACCTGCACTGGAAAGGCTTGTCACCCTGTCTCTACTTGGACTACACCGGCTATATTAATTGGACTGCTTTTGGTAAAAGTTCTAATTCTTCTAATTGTCTTATTTGGTCATAGCCTATTAAATTAGCTTTAGCTTCAATATTACATTTATCCCAAGAGCTATTTACTCCTGGTGGTCTGATTCCAAATCGTTCGCAGGCTCTCCAGATTGCATATGTTTCCCTTCGGCCTTTAGGGAGGATAATGCGTTTAGTTGAGCCTGCTGATGACGTAAAAAACGATCACGTGCAGCCTCGATTTTATACTCATTTAATCCTTGAGCAGTTAAAGCACCATTGATAATTCTATTGATTTCAATATCACTGAAACCTGAATCAATCAATTCTTTTCGGAAAAGTAACCATGTACTAGGGTTAGTTAGATCAACCGTTTCCCATTCTAATCCTTTGGTTGCTTGCAATGCTGTTAAAACCAGCCAAGCTGTTTTCCTTTCACTATATTGCTGTATCTGTCTTTGATAATTTTTATCCTTAATATCAGGAATATCTTCCCCACCTATCTTTTTTATTACAGGCTTAGGTGGAGGACATAATTTATCAAAAGGCTTATGATCTAATACTGCTTCTGCAATAAAAATAATATCTGGGCCATCACCACGAGGTATAGCAATAACCTCTCTATTAGGCCCTATAATTTTACGTCCTTCTATTTTCATAATAAGCTCCTAAAAATAATTAGATTCTTTCTTCATCAGCTTCAACTACATTGCATTTTCCTGAACATGAGATTTGAGAATCTCTTAAATTATGCTCAAGAGTCTCATATCGGAATTGCTGTAAAGTAATCCTTTCTGAATTAGACCCTCCGCATCCTGGATCATAATTAACAACAATATCTACACAGTAAGGAGCACATTCATCTTCGTCTGTGCTAACCCAATCTGAAGCTTCACCACGTTGCTTCAATACGTCCTTGATTGTTGGTATACCACTTGCAGAAACACCAGTAAGGAATTCCCAAGTAAACTCAAAAGTGACATCCATTGGTGTTTCATCACCATTACGAACATCAGAGAGTCTACCTCTATCTAATAAATAGTCTCGGGCAACAGTCTCAGTCCAATTAAGATTACCCTCACCTACTTTAATTTCAAGTCTACGGCCAGTAAAAGTAACTGTTCCACTTGCAGCTATCTCTTCAGCTAATCCCTCCGTTAAAGTGATTGATGTAGTACTGTTATCTGCTACACCACGTACAGTACGTGTCATGGCTTCAGAAGCAGCAGTACCAGTTAATGATGACCCATCAAATGTGAACTGAGTTGTAGTAATATCAGTAGCAGCTAGATCATCTTGGAAGGTAATTTTAATATCGTTATCACCAACATCACCTGCCGCAACTAACACATCACCATTGCCTATTCCATCTAGAGCCTCTAGCTCTAATTGAATAAGAGCATATGAAGCGTCATGTGCAATAGCATTAGTTGTTTGACTGTCAAAAGTCAATGTAAATGTGCCACCAGAAGCTCCATCTAAATCAATTTGGAACTCTGCGTCTGTGCCACCTGATGTTACTGCTGACTCAACAATATATTCTGTATCAGTACTATCATTGCCAAATTTTACAGTACATCCAACTGGAACTATATCAGCACAACTATCTAATGCTATAACTACTTCACCTTCTGGCTCTAATTCTGAATTAGTTACACCTGATACTGAAAACCCATCATAAAGATATAGATCGGCTAATTTTAAATCAATTGGAGTAAAACCAACAAATTGTGCAAATGGACTTAGGTATTTCATGTGTTTCTCCTAGTTAGTTAAATAAATCTCAAAAACTGATTCGACTGAACCTTGTTGATTCCTAGTACTTTTAGCTTCACCAAAATAGTTAGTAACTATTTCTTCTACTGGTTTTAAGCTACCCAAACCGTCAACGCAAATTAATGTAAAAGCTTCTTGTAACTTACCTTCTATAATAAAACGATTTAAATAGTTATTAACTATTTTAGTAGAATAGTGTACTTGTACTCCAAAAAGTAATTTAAAATTATTAATACTTTTTTGAGTAATTATTGGGCCTTCAACATTTAACTCAATAACTATTGGATGTGATGATGTGTAGTCATCTGTACCGACTATATGAAAATAATAACCATTATCATCAGCAACTTGTTTAAAGTGCTTAGCTAATGCTATTAAAATCAGTTTAGACCATTCTGGATTTGGGCTATACATCATCTTCTATATCTAAGTTAGAAGTAGTTGTAAAATAATCATCAACCTCAGTTCCTTCTGATTCTTTAACCTTTATTATCACTGCTGCATTATAATCATATACAATAACTTTATTAACTAAATACTTTTTATTGTTGAATATAACATAATCATCAATACTTACTTCAAATCCTCTTAAATCGTTATAGTCTATTATAATTAACCTGTCATTAGTATCGTATTCTGTATGAAAAAATTCTCGTAGTAATGATCTAGGTAATATTACAGCCCTTGGTACTTGCTTAAAAGAAACTGTAGGATTTACGTCACCAGTATCTAAATTTATATCAGTTGATACTCTTTTATAAATAGTCAATGAAAACCCATACTCTAATTTTAGAGCATGAATAACATCATTAATAAATTGAGTTCCTCTTCTACTAATCATCTTATGCCTTTAAATAAATAGAAACTGCACAAGAAAGGATTAAAGAAAATAGAAACCATCCGCATCTTTTAATTAAAAGTAATGATTGTTCAGCACGATCCAATCTTAATAAGACACCAGGTTTTCGATTATCTTTTAAATCTCCGACTAGACTGTCATATAATATATCTACTTTTAATTTTATATCCTCAACTGCTTGACTCAATTCATTAGAATTCATTGTCAATCTCCTACCGAGAAGGGCAGCCTCCTTTCTGCCCCTTGACCAACTGACTAGACTACGCTATTAATATAGCACCCTGGTCTTCATCAAGTACCTTAACACCACATAGTAAGTCAAGTGTGACTAAAACTCCTTGCTTTTCACCATTATAAGTCATGGTGACACGCATGGAAAGATCGTTATAACTAGCTACACCCGCTGTTACCCCTTGAACCTTTGGTAAAGCTAAAGGACGATTTACTAGAGCTAAAGCTCCACGAGTGAAAGCAAAGTTATAATTTCCACCACAACCATAACCAACAGTATATCCATCAGCTAAAGCTGCTTCTAATGGACGATCAAGAGTAATAGCATACTCAGTACCTTTATCTTCTACTGTAATAATACAGTATTCAGCAGCTAATGGAGTAGCACCATTATTAAATGATACCAGTTGTCCTACCTGAGGTACACCAGTACCATCAACCCAAATCTCTCCATCATATCCAGATGGGTAGGCATCTGGTCCACCGGCAGCAGTGTGCTCGGTTAAAGCAACTGCACCCATTGGTACTAAATAAGCATCAGTATTATTTACTAGTGCTCGTCGTAATCCTCTGTTAAGAGTTAAAATATTACCTGCTATAGCAGTAATACGATAAGGAGCTTTGTCATCTGTTTCACCAAAATAAATATACTGACCTACAGCATAACCAGCTGCACCAGCATCATCACTGGTAACAGTAGTAGCTCCTTTGGACGCTGCTGCAATATCATCTGCATCTACTACACCAGTATCAGTGACACTAGGAGTATTCTGAGCCATAAAGAAATTATAACCTAGCTTACGTCCTAGAGAGGCTTCACGTAAAGCAGACCCTTCATCGCCTACCTTATCAGCAGTTACAAATAAATCTAGATCGAGAATTGAAGTCTCTGTATCTGGAGTCAAAATAAAATTTCTACCTGACACTGGGGCCTTATTCTTATTCTGTACATTACGTACTTCAAGAATAAGTTTCTTTGCATTATGGTCATCACCTACAGTGCTATTAATATCACCTAGATCACCAACTGTGTTACCTAGATATTGATATACTTGACCAAGAAGTATTTGGTCAATATGGCGAGCTAATGATGCAGCAGCGGGCTTAACATATTCATCTATTAAGTCCTTCATTGACCGACTTTGTTCACTATCACGAATAAGAAATGATGTGTGAACATGTTGATTCAAAGGTACTTGTACCCTATCAGCAGTTGCACTTTGAACAGTAACATCATCATTAACACCCTTACGCTTAGCTACGAACTCCCCAGGCTTACGGGTATTAACAACATCACCAAAGTCCTTAACTTCATCCTTGAAATCTGTATGAACTAGGCGACCTACAACCATATTCTCTTCAAGGGTAATAAGTGCCTCTTGAGCCCATACTTCTGGAACCCAAGCACGATCATCAGTGTCGAAATTATTATCAAACGCAACAAAACTGTAAAAATTGATTTTATAATCCATTGTGTTACCTCAAAGTATTGATGTTAGTATCCCCAGTGATTATTAGTTACGAGCCAAAAATTGCAGCTGGGTTGCTTTTTCTTAGCTCTCTGTAAGCCGCTGGATTTTCTTGAGCTAGTTTAGCAACATCAATTCTGGCACCATTTTTACCATTAATGTTACTGCTACCTACGCCACCAGACTTACCGCCCTCAAATAAGTTTCCATACTGAGGTAATTCTGTCATCCGTTTAACCGCTTCACCAATAGTCAAATCTAGCTCAATTGGCTTACCATTCTTATCAGTATCTAATAATGACATTCTTACATCAAAATCATTAATTGGTTGCCCATCTTCATCTAATTTCTGTACTAACTTTGCATCTGATTTTAACATCTTTAATAACTGATTTGGTTCTACAGCTTTATTCTCTGAGGCTGCTCTTAGAATAGAATTAGAAATAAGAAGATCAGTATGCCTCTTTTTCCAATTTTCTTTTTCTTCAGAAATTTGTGCTATTTGATCCTCATATTGTTTTTGTAACTTAACTTCTTTTTGACGAGCCCTTTCCTCGGCAGACATAGTAACTTTTTGTAGCTCTTCAATCTTTTTCTCTAAGTTAGTTCGTTCTTCAGTGCCTAGTTTTGCAGTGTTTTTTGCCTCTTCTAGCTGGCTTAATAGCTGCTTTTGTACTTCTTGAGTCTTACGCTTTTCTTTAGCAAGAATTGAATTAACTTCTTCTTGGGTAAAGGTTTTAGTTTCTCCAGAAGATTTATTGTCCTCAGGAGCAATATTTTCTTCACCATCAAAACTAACAAAGCAGTAAGGATTAAATTTCTTAAACATAATTAACCTTTCGTTTTGAACGAGGGAAAGTGCCTCTAGGATTTACGGTATAAAGTCATACTATTAGTCCTAGCTAAGTAAGGTCTTAAATAACTCCATGCCAAAGCACTAGGAATACCAGAAGCTAAATGATCTAATATCATATTATCTCTATAAACGGTAGTTACTTGAACAAATGTACGTCTTTCTACTGTTAAATTCTGCAATTCTTGTTCAGGGTCATGTCCATCTAATAATGAAAAAGCTATTTCAAAACATGCGATTTTAATATCATCAGGTATTTCTTCTGTTCCATCGGCTTCATCACCATAATAGCGTGGGAACTCTAGCTCTTGTGTATCTAATACTTTATTGCCACGGAAACGTAGTCTGTCTATTCTCCTTGTAGCCTCTTCTAATGCTTTAGTCTTATCAGCAGCGGTTGCTGAGGTCCAACTAGATACATGCAGTCTAGTACTAAAATAGGTATCGGCGTTATCTAATGTATCGTAAGCCATTTATTGCTCCTGCTGACATTTCTCATAATAAAGGCTGGTTAGAAGAGATATTATATTATTAATTATTCCAGATGTTTCTGGTCTTTTATCCATTTCTTCATATATGTTTTTAATAACTAAGTGATCTTCACTTCCAGGAAGAGATTCTTTTGTATCATAGTTATACTGTTGAAAAGTTACAGATAACCTATTACCAATTAATTTTAGACCAGTTATTATTAGATGTGGATATACCTTCTCAGAACTAGCTGGAACAGTAACAAGTTTAGGTGATAAAATTGGTTGTAAATTCATAATTATCCAGATACCTCCACTAATTCTACTCGTGCAACCCAGTTAATATTATTATCAGTCGCACCAGTAGCTGTTAGTCGTAATGTTTGATAAGTTGTATCTGCATCCACTACAAAATCCCATGTTAAATCTTCTTCATGTGAATAAATAGTTGATTGATTGATAATAGTAGCATTACCACCTGAGTCTCTAGTTATTATTCCTTCAATATGATAGCTGGCTGTAGAATAATCATCATTTGTTTGCCTTGCTATACATTTAATTGTAAAAAACCAAGTAGTGTTCTCTAATATTCGTAGTCCTCCATAACTAGGATTAGAACCACCATTTGTTAATAATACAACAGGTGTAGCGTTAGTAGTTTGTTTTCTAGCAACAAGAATACTGGTTTGAGCATCACCAACTGATGTAAATTGTCCGGCAGCATGGGCAATTTGACCGTACTTATCTGCTAAAGCTGCATTGCCACCTGGTATAGCTGCAAAATCACCAGTTATAGTATTTAAATATCCTCCACCTATAAATGATCTTGTTGAGCAGTTAATTGTATTATTGACTCCACCACATATTACAGAATATGTTACTCCATTGCTTAATTCTATACTATTTAAGCTTCCTCCACAAATAGTATTATAAGAACCTTGTATAGAATTACCATATCCTCCAGAAATTGAATTATACCCATTACTAACTGTTGCTGAAACTAATGAATTATTTCTTCCACCTATAAGTACATTACTATCTGCACACCCTGTTGGAATAATATTATCATATCCACCTGCTATTAAAGAATATACAGAATCAATTATACTATTTGCTCGACCACCAATAATAGTTGAATAAGTAGAACCTGTTAATTCATTATATGTACCACCAACAATAGCAGCAACTTGACAATTAATAGTATTATGACTTCCACCACCTATAAATGAATAAGTAGTTAATTCAGTTAAGTCATTTATCAGATTTAAGTAACCACCAATAATTGTAGCACCAAAGGCAATTATTT